TGGTGTGGGACATGGCTGAGCATCCCAACGGTGAGTACCTGGGTTGGTTGCTGCTCACGGACTACGAGACCGAGTCATGGAAAGAGATCAACGCTAGGGAGGAAGCATGAGCAAGCGAGTCCCGTGTTCCATTTGTGGAACACCGATTGAGAAAGATAGTAACGGTGTCTGGATAGATCCAGATGCACCCGACCATCTGGCGATGGTCGAATGTCCGATTGGGCCTGAGCCTTATCACCCATATCACGACAACTGGGAAGTGAAGGAGGAAGCATGAGCGGGCTTTCTAATGATGAGGAGATCACCACTACTGAATTGGAATTGCACAAAGTTGTTATGGAAATGCTGCGATTTCAAGACCGTGTGATGATGAGTGAAGTAGCGCAGAAGGTTGAGTGGGAACTGCCAGCATGGTCGCTGACCATGCTCGTTCAGAATGCTGGAACATGGACGGGCGATTATGTCTGCGCCTTGCAAAGTGTTGACGGTAAAGAAACTGGTGACGTAATCATTTGGAAGCAGGAGGAAGCATGACCGAAAACGTCACAATCCGACTGCACCCAGATTCAGCGAAAGCGATCCGCAAGATTTGGGATCACTATCACAATCAGATTCAGAAAGGGCAACGCTCAGGCTTGCCCGTTGATGTGCTTTTCGTGTTAAAACTTTTAGACACGCTTATCAACGACGAGGAGGAGGAACAAGCATGAGCGGCTACATCATCCTCATGCTGCTGTTCATAGTCGGCACAATCCTCCTCGCCCACCACATGGGCAAGGACTACGGCTACGAGCACGGCTACAACGACGCACGCCATGACATTCTGTGTGCCGAATGCAGGATGTCAGAGGGCCGTGCCATAATAGAACCAACCAATTACACATATCACATGGAAGGGAAGTGATTCGGATGACACTCATCCGTGAGCGCAACGCGCTCGATGCCACGCTCACCAACGTGAGCAACGAAAGCACCCTCGCTGGGGTGCTAGATGCAGCCGACCTCAACTACGAGGTGGCATTGCAGGAACTGTACTCGCAAGTGATCACACCCAACGGCGTGACCACCGTGCAGTACGAGCACTCAGGTGTGATCCGCATGGACAACCTCGCCCCACTGGGCGTGGTCGGCGAGCGGTACACACCCATCCAGAACGCTGACGCATTCGAACCCCTGCAGTACCTGCACGACGAGGGATTCATTGCCGAGTTCGAACAAGCAGGCAGCGTCAACGGTGGGCAGCGTGCCTTCATCGTGGCCCGACTGAACCGTGACATCAGCCTCACCGATGAGCACCACGCACGTGTGCTGTTCTCCACCAGCCACGACGGCAGTGGCGCGTACTCAGTGCGGGCTATCGCTCAGCGTTTGTTCTGCGCCAACCAGATCCCACGCCTCAACAGGCTCGGGCTGAAGGTGTCATCGATCCGGCACACACACTCAGCCACACAGCGTGTGGCTCAGGTGAAGCACGCCGTGCTGGCTGAGATGAACTGGTTCGATGAGTACACATGGTGGTACGACAAGATGCTCGCCACCCCGGCGGGCACGGCACGCACCAGTGCCTACGTCAATCAGGTAGCACCGCTACCGCCGAAGGACAAGGCAACGCAACGGCAGATGAACACTGCCGTGAAGCGTCAACGTGAAGTGATGGGCCGCATCAACGGGCCACACAACACCAACATCGCAGGCACTGTGGCTGCCCTGTTCCAAGGGGCAGTGGAGTACAGCGACTACGACGCACGTGGCAACAACGCCGAGCGCATCCTCCTCGGACGTGACCTCACCTTCAAGCAGCGTGCATGGGATGCCGCGCTCGCCCTCGTCTAGGGGGCGGGCGTGGCCCGGAAGCAGAAGCACTACCACCTGTTCGGGTGGTGTGCGACAGGCGACCACTTGGAATGCAAGAAAACAGTCAACGGATCAACGGGCGTATTCCACTGCGACTGCGCCTGCCACTCAGCGAAAGGACTACCACCGTGGTGACATTCAAGAACCCTCCCCGTGCTGGACGTGACGAGGTGTACGAGAAGGTCGAAGCGTTGAAGGCGAACCCCGGAGAGTGGGGCATCGTCCGCACCTACGAGCACACCAAGCGGGAGCAGCGTGCAGCGCACACGTACGCATCACACATCCGCAACGGCAGGTTCCCTGCCTACCGAGGCTGCGATGCGATGGCCTGCACCGAGGCCGACGGTGTTCACGTGTACGCGAAGTGGGTCACCGATGGCGCGACCGTCACCCCGTGAAGTGAAGGCTGTCGCTGCAGCGTTGGATGCCGAGTACGACGACATCGACGACGCAGCAAGAGCCGTGATCACAGCACTGGACGAGGTGCGGGCGACCAAGGATCAATGGATCGTGGTCGCTCGCCCCCTCGCCAATGGCCCCATCGTTTCGGTCGGGCCGTGGACAACCCACAACCAGGCAGCCAAAGCAAGCACATCGATTGTGTCAGCGCACAAGGAACCAACCGACGGCACAGGCATGGCCGTCGTGAAGATGTATCAACCTGACTGGATCAACAAACTCAACACATGACGAGGCGGGGCCACCCCACACATGGCCCCGCCTCTTTTTTTTTTGCCCACTAGTACGGGCTTTGCCCCCCTAGAGCCTTCACTAACTGGCGCATGCCACGCTCAATCAACTGATCCACACGCTGCGCACTGATACCCCACTGATCACCGATGTCCTGCAGCGTGGCCTCATTCACGTACCGAAGAGAGATGATCCCGTATGTTCGGGCATCCAACTTCGACATCGCAGCATCCACATCAGCGATCATCGCCAGCAAATCATTGCCCTCGTTCGCCAGTTTCTTACGGCGACCACCCATCTCAGCAGGATCCAGCACCTGATTCGCTGAGTCCTTATCGCCACTACCCCACACCTTGATCAACGCCTCCAGCAGGGCAGGCCGATAGAAGTACTCATCCTCCATCCGATAGCCCAGCGCGGTGGCCTTCTCCTTGCGTGCGACCCGCTCGCAATGCCGACGCAGGAACGTGATCATCGCCGCCTCACCCTGCCGAACTGCGCCAGGATCCTCACGGTCCAGATACTCAGACACCTTGTCCTTGCGTCGCACTGCGTACTCGCATGCCGACTGCTTCAGGTCTTCGAACTCAACGAATCGACTGAACCTTTGATGCACTGGCCGTGCTGCGATGGCAGCCAGTTCGACAACTGTCTGCCACGTGTCATCGTCGTACATCCTGCAATCACCTGTGCAGGTTCTTGATGTACGGCAGCACGTGCGGGATCAGTTCCCGCAACACCTTCACGTCCTGCTCGCAGTGGTACACGACCTCATCCATCGCTGCCTTGTCGAACGTGGCAGCCAACTGCCACTGCTCCCAACTGATCGGAGTCTTCGCTTCACCAAGTTCAAAGAACTTCTGGGCGTTGTCCAACTTGGCACTGCCGATACGCATCGATGCTGAGTTCAAGTACCAGCGGGTATCCATGTGCCACTCCACATTCACGGGCCGCTCGCCATGCTTGGCGAGGCGAGCGTTAATGAAGGGGATGTCGAACAGTTTGCTGTTGTGCCCGACGATCAACTTGTACTGCTCAAGGTGATCTCGTATGGCGACAGCAAGTTTGCTGTCGTCGATCTTGCTGCGTCCCTTCCACGGTTTCTCATCCGCACGGAACGTGGTCACCTCGCCAGTGTTGCCGTCAAGGAATGAGCAGCACAGGATCCTGCCCATCAGTCCTTTCAGGTCCGTCGTTTCTATATCGAACACGACACTAGGAATCATTCCGCATCCTCCATCTCAGAACCGAGTGCTGCATACCCGGCAATGTCCACCCACGAATCGGCCTTCGATGGGTCGTTAACGAGGCGGGCGATCTTCACGCCCACCATGCATAGGGCAACCTGCGCTGGAGTTACGGGGTGACCGAACACCACCGACCAGATGTCCGCTATGCGCTTGTGGTTTTCCCACGCTGACCCGTAGTCAGCGTGACGGTCACCATTGATGAGTGTGGCTGCAGATTGCAGAACATCTTCACGATTCACGGAGTCTCCTACTCAACAGCACCGATGAGTTCGGCGTAGTGCTGTGCTCCGTGTGACAGAATTGTACTGTTGATGTCTTCCCCCTTCGGAAGGGACACGCGCACCCCATTCGGTAGCACTTCCAACAGTTTCTTCGCCAACTCTTGGCCCGGATTCGACCCGTCTTCCTTGTCGTCGTTATCCGTAATCACCAACACCCGACCGATCCCATCGAAGCAGCGAGCGAAGTGCCGCTTGTATCCATTCACTCCCGGCAACGCCACCGCTGGATACCCAGCCAGGGTGCTGGCGACAGCATCCAGTTCACCCTCAACCACGCACACCTGATCGATGGAATCAAGGATCGCTTGCACGTTGTACAGGTGATGACGTTGACCAGCGGGAGAGTTGTATCGACGGTCAGCGTCCGACCGCAGCGACCTGAACTTGAACGCAACACAACCTGACGGTGTCAGGTACGGGATCGACAGCATCCCAGTGAAGTGATCCTCATGCCCAGGTGCAGGCTCGGCCACGTAGCCGAGCAGGAACCTTTCAGCCCCATCCACTAGCCCACGCTCAGCGAGGTAATCCTCAGCCGGTGACCCGGCTAGTTCAGCGTGGTACTGGTGCGCAGCACGAGTCCACATGTCAATCA